GAGCGAGACCGATAATGTAGTAGTAGCCAGGGGCCGAGAACTGTGGAGCCTCGTCGCCGGCGCATATCTCTACAACTACATGCTTGTACTCGGCCCAATCGGATGCCGCGACATCAGGATTTATGGTCGGTGGCTTTTCAGTGCGACGGTTTTCGAAATGACCGAGCCTTTCCGCTACCACAGAAGTGGAAAGGTCAACGCTCTTGGTGATGCGATCACCATTGGAACGCCTGCCGTCTTTGACTAAGTGAACAGTGGCCACAAAGGTCTCCTGTGATGCCTATCGCTTGAGTTTAGTGGCGCCGGAAGCGTCCGCCTTGAACGAGGTGTTATGGCCTAGCTTGGCGGAGTATAAGCAGAGCTTTTCTCCGCCCTTTATCAGTGAGACTAACGAGCTCACTGTGCCATGGGTTGAGCTCAACGAAACCGCGGGATTCGAGTCCTTTGCACATTTGGTACATCTCTAATTTTGAAATCTCTGACTGATCTAGATCCTCGAGATTCAGTGCGCCGTTGGGATCACGCTTGCCGAGTAGTGCCAGAAATGACGACTCAAGGTCATCGAGCTCTCTCTCTGGTAGTGCACTACGTAGAGCAGCTGGTGTCTTGGCGATGAGCCTCCAGATGCCTGCAAAGCACCACAACGTAAGCAGAGCGCCGCTAAACAAAGCTAGTCCGCCAACAAGCCAGCGCCACTCGTCCGGAACGCCGGGAAACCGAGTTGGGAATAGGACAGGCAATGCGAGCATGCATGCCGTGGCGATGAATAGCGCACCTGCAAATGATCGCGAAACAGAGAGGTTTTTGAGCAGTTCCGGTAGCCAGTTCATGAAGAGCCTCCCCCTAAAGCCCAACGCCAGAGTTAAGCGGCGGCGTAGCCGTACGCCATGAACGAAATGTTAGGCCCTCTTGCGTCGTTGCCAAGAGACGATAAGGATGAGAACGATGGCGCAGTGTGCAACCGGATAGACAGCATAGTTGATCCAGCCAAAGCGGAAGTCAGGTAGCAAAGCTCCGATAACTGCGAAAGGTATGGCTATAAGTAGAACGCCCACAAAAGCTAATTTGTTGCCACCTGGAGAAGCGATTGGAAGCAAGATCAGAAGTAACACCCATGGCGCGAAAGCGGCCAGCCCTTTTAAAATTTTCGCATCGAGACGAAATGGAGTTGTACTGTTTTCAGTGAACGCGGCTAAATCGGCTGTTGCGCTGGATAGCGTGGCACTGAGATTGGCGCGGCTGCGGGTATCAAGCAATGGACCGAGCCTGTTAGCGTGTTCAACCAACGTAATTACACGGTCAATCCTTTGCAGGCGGAATTTTCCCGTGTAGCTCTCAAAAACGACTATGCAAAGAATCGCGAAAAGCAGGAAGAATCCGGTGAATATCAACCTCCTCCAGCTGAATTGTTCGATCAGCTTCTCAAAGAAGTCAATTATCGGTGCGAGCATGATTGAAGGCCTAACGCTGGAGTTAAGTGACCGCGGAACGCGGTCCGCTTGGACGAGTTGTTAGCCTTAAAATAGCTTGCGTCGAGCGCTCGGGCGCCTCCCTGATTCCGGGCATTTGAATGCCAACGGATCATTTTTCAATTGCAACAAATCTTCTTTGGAGACGTTAGATAGCACGACGGCCTCCTCTTTATGAAGCAGATTTAGCACGATCACGAGCACCTTTTTGGCGAGTTCTTCTAAGGCGCTTACTTCACCGTCCGACATGGATATAGGGTGCTGTACCACGCAAAGTATCTGTTTAGGCGTCAGCTCTCCGGATGGGGAGCATATGACCTCGAGTCTTACCTGATGTGTTTCGAAGTCGTTAACGGAATGAGCTATCCATTTGTTCCTTATTTCCATGAGCTCGTCGTGATCGCATAGCTCTTTCGTGGTGAAACTTTGCTTAGCCTCTTCAGTTATTCGTGTGCGAACGCCGGTAACGAAAGTTCGTGCGTAACTAAGTAGGGCTGCGTCGCTCAGTGCCCTCCGGGCTTGGAGGGCTTGGAAGTCTGGTGAATTCGAGTCCTTCAGCGCTCGATAGGAATATATATACTGAAGAGACTCATTTATGTCAGCTTTGATCTCTTCCATAGCTAACTACCTAATAGACGGACCGGGGCCCGGTTATACATCCCTGAACACGTTTGGAAGTCCCGCCGCAACGTCCTGATTCAATGGGAGCTTATCTGTGCTGGGTCCGGCTAACAACCAGACGTATAACCGTATCCGGGGAAGATCAGTCGTGGGTAATTTCCGTTATCTTGCTGTGGCGCCTCAGTTTCACTTCAGTCGCTCTTGCTTGCTCTAGCGCCTTCCCGGCGGAATACCCAGCACTTCACCGAACGGCCCGCGCCGTCGTCGCTGTCGACGAGGTTGCTGTTGACGGTTTTGTAGCTGAGGAATTTGCGGGCGCGGCTCTCGGGCAGAAGCCGCTTCAGATCGCTGTACTCGGGCACCTTTAGGCCATGCCGCGCGGCGCGTTCGTAGAACTCCGGCAGGCGCACGGCGATCAGTTCATCCTTGTGGCTGTGGTTGAGCTTCTCGACGCCGTCGGTGTCGTTGAGGTAGTCGAACTTCTCCCAGAACTCGGTCACGGTCGGGTGGTCGGCGTTGATCGCGTGCTGACGTGCGACGGCCATTTCCATTAGTGCGTCGAAGGCCTGGCGCTTCTGGTGGGCAGTGATCGGTACGACGTGCTCGAGCGCGTCGATCATGGCCATCACCTGCGCGTGGTTCTTGCAGATGCGCACGCTCTTGAGGTTGGGGTGGGCCTTGAACATCGCCTCGTAGGTGGCGGTGTATTCCGCCAGCGTGGCCATGATCTTTTTCTCGCGACGCACCGCGGCCAGAATGAAGCCGCTGACGTTCTCGACCGGCATGGTCTCCAGCGCCTTGCCGGCGATGCTGCCCTCGAGCGTGTGGCCGCTCTTGTCGAGGTTGATGTGCACGATGCGCTGCAAGACTGCGTCGCTGGCGTCCACCACCGCGTTCTGGCTGATCACCACGGTGCCGCGGAACGGTGGCTCGTAGGTTTCGTTGCCGGCGCTCTTGTGGCCACGTGCGCGGCCGATGCGGCCGTTGTAAAGCGTTTTCAGTTCGTCCCAGTCGAACTGCTTGACGTTCATGCGGTCGTTGCCGGCGCTGCGGTCGGCCTCGATCATCACCATCGGCAGGTTGCCGACCTGGCCGAAGGTGCGCGTGCGGCCGGCGAGGGTGGACTTGGTCGGGTCCATGCCTTCATGGTCCGGACGGCCGCACAGCTTCCAGAGGAACTCGATCAGCGTGGACTTGCCGGAGCCGGCCTCGCCGATCAGCTCGAGGAACGGGAACGACTTGTCGGTCGTGCGGATCTGCTCGGCGAACAAACTGCCCAGCCAGAACGCCAGCGAGATCACGCCCTTCACGCCGAACGCGGTCCAAAGGTGGCCGAACCACGCGTCGGAGTAGTCGGCGCTGGCGGTGTTGATCTGCAAGCGCATCGACTGCAGCAGGCTCTTGATGTTGAGCCGGCCGATCTCGAAGTAGTCCTCGCTGTTGAGCTCGTAGAGGTTGCCATCCTTCACCGCCACATCGCCGAACACGTACGCGCCGTGATCTTTGCTGTAGCCGATGAAGTCCATCGTCTCGACGTGCTTGATGCCGGTCTCCGGCGTCTGGTCGCGCAGCAGATGCATCAACTGCTCAGACGTGCCGGTGAAAAAGCAGCCGGCCGCGATGCTGGCCATGCGCTTGCCGAACTCGGCCGCCGCCATGATCTGGCTACCGGTGAATGTGTTTTTCACCGCCGGCTGGTCGCCTGGCCGATTGACGCGAAAGTAGTACCAAGACTCGTCGGTGATGTCGTTGCGCTGGAAATACAGCACGCGCGGGTAGCCGGTGCAGATCTGGTAGACCGCGTTGCACTCGGCCAGCGCCTGTTCTTTGATCTCGTCGTCGCCGAGGCCTTTATCCTTGTCCTGCAGCTCAGCCATCACCTTGGCGTATTTCTTGAAGTCGAGCTGGAACCAATACAGCCTGTTGCCGAACTCGAACGGGAACTGCGAGCGGCCTGCCTCGTTGTAGATCAGCATGGCTTTGGCGCTGGCGGTTCGGGCGATCAGCAAGGCGCCTTCATGCAAGTAGCCCTTGCGGTCGGCGACCGACAGGCGGTCGCGCTGGTGCAGATCGTTCCAGTCGATCTTGCTGCGGCCGTCCTGCTTGATCTGCGCTGCTTTGCAGTCCCATGCCAGTGCGCGCGCCTGCTTGACCCACTTGCGGATGTAGCGCTGGCCAGCGCCGTCACCGTCGCTGCCGTCGGTGTCGAGTGCCCATACCAGCGTCGGGCGATCACCCGCGCGCTGCTTGGCCAGCTCGGCGAGCGCATGTTCCGGCCAGTTGTTGCAGCTGAGCAGGGCCACTGCATCTACGCCGTGCATCCACAACGCTATTGCGTCGAAGATGCCCTCGACCAGCCATACTTCATCAACGGTCGACAGATCCAGACCGGGCGGTGTCCACCAGTAGCCGGCATGCTTGCTGCCGTAGTTGAAGCGGGCCTTCTTCTTGCCGAACCGTTGCGGGCGATCGATCAGACGTTCCCAGTAGCCTCCACCGGGAAGCGGGAAGCGCACCGTCGCCGTACTGGCGTCAAGCTCGCGGTCGACGTAGCTCTCCTGCGTGTAGCAGCCCTTGAGGCGCGCGATATCGAAGCCGCGCATATGCGTGAGGTACGCATCGGCCGAGGCGTTAGGGTTGGTCTCCGTGACCTTGTAGCGGTCGGACCAGTTCTCGAACAGATCCGGATACAGCTCTTTGACGTGGCGCTCCCATGCGCACTTGCTCTCGCGGCCGCACTTGATCACCCAGGGGTGTTCGGCGTTGGTGAACAGCTCCTTTTTCTGGCAGTTCGGGCAGCGGCCCTCGCGCAGCCAGGTGCCCTTGGTCTTGAGATCGAACTCCTGCAGCAGCAGGCGGGTGACGTCGGCGTGGAGGGATGGGTTCATGCGCTGACCGTCTCCCACAGCTTGCCGGCGGGGCCGCAGATTTCACCCTGGCGGCGTACGAGGTCGCAGAACGTGCCGATGTGTTCGGCTTCGTCGGCGTGGATGTCGTCGTCGCTCGGCTCGCTGTCGAGCAGGCCACCGAAAGCCTCGATCGGAAGGGTGCACAGATGGAGCTTGCCGAGGCGCACGTATGACGCGCAGGCGGTGCAGGCTCTCGGCTCGGGCAGACTCATGCCGCACCGCCCTGCCAGACGCCGGCGATCCATGCGTTGATGTCGCTCTCGCGCCATCCGACCGACGTGCCGCCGAGTGATACCTGTGCGGGAAATTCACGGGCGAGGATGCGGCGGTAGATGGTGTGCTTGGACAGGCCAACGCGCTCACGCACCATCGGCATGCGCAAGATGCGATCGCTGGGTGTGATCACCGGCAGCGCGGCCGGCGCTGGCGTGGACGCTTGGCGGCGGCTGTCCAGGCTGATGACTGCGTTCATGCCGGACACCCAAGTTGCCAAGCGGCGACCAGGAGGCTGATCAGCATGATGGCGAGGAACAGCACTTGCCCGGCGAGTGAATCCTCGAAGCACGGCTCTGGCAGTGGTCGCGCTGCATTGACCAGCTCGCCGCGCTGGGCGGTGGCGATGAAATCGGCCGGGGCACTGCGATGCTCGCTGCGGCGACTACGGGGCATGGCGACAGCGTCGCCAGGTGCAATAAAAAGCATGGTGATGCGCTCAGTGTTGGGTGGCGACAGATGTCGCGGCCGAGCGCGTCTGTTCGCGCGCAATGCGTACCAAGTCGGCTGCGGTAAAGCAGACGGTTTTCTTGCTGACAGGGTCGACGACGAACACCGCGTAACTGGTCGAGCGGGTCATGTCGACGTGCGCCGAGGTTGCGCGTGCCTGCACTTCGCCGAGCGCCTGCAGCGTGACGGTATTGGCGGTGTCGCGGCTGATGCCGGATTCCATCAGGTGGTCGGCACAGCGGCCGACCAGCCGGTGGCGGTCGGGATGCAGATGCTCGCTCTGATGGGCGAGCAGGTAGCCGATGGCGGCGGTGTGAAGCTTGTTGGGTGCCATGGTTTCTCTCTCCGTAGGCAGGTGGAGCCGGCTTAGCCGGCGGCGGCGACGGGCGCTGCGGGTTCGGCGCTCGCGGTCGGCAGGGGGACGGCGTGCGGGATGTGGATCTCGGGGTTGGGCTGTTCGCTGGGGCACAAGGTGCGCAGCGTTTCCAGCCCGGCCAGCCAGACGTGGCCGCATGCATCGTTGGTGCACTCGAAGCGCACCTCGCGGTAGGTCGGGGTGAGCTGTTTGCTGCTGCGTGCGCGGGCGAAGCTGTCGCAGTGCGGGCAGCGAACGCGGAAGCGGCTCTCGCGATGCGTTGTCGCAAGATATTGCGCTGCATTAGTCATGCGTTATTCACTCCGGAAGTCGTATTCATTCCGCAAGCCGCGTGAGGAACAGCCGCGGCCCGCTGATAACTTTTGACGCCGCGCAGGTACATCTGGCGGGCGAACGAGGCGCTGGAGCTGCCGTTTTGTTCCGCAAGGGATTCGTGTTTGGCCAGCTCGGGGGCGAGCAGCCGCAGCGCGATGGCTTTTTTCGTTACGCCTCGCGGGGCGTAGCTAACAGGGGATTTGCGCATGGCTGGCATGGGTTACGATGGCCTCAATGTGTCACACAATTCGCAGAATACACGCAATTTGCGTTATTGCAATACGCGAGATGTGGAATTCACGCAAGACGAGGGAGATAACATGGCCGAATTGAACGCTGATGCGGTCCTAGACCGCATGCAGGAAGTGGCTGACGTGCGCACCGATATCGCACTGGGCAAGTATTTCGGCCTCGGGACCAGTGCGGTCAGTGGGTGGCGCGCGCGCAACAAGGTGCCTTACGAGGAATGCGTTATTCTCGCAAAACGCAAGGGTGTCAGCCTGGACTGGTTGCTCTTGGGTGTCGGGACGATGGATGGCTCAAATGACTACCGCGTGCACGATGACGCTCCTACCGACGATCACATCAAGCGGATGGTGTCATTCCTTGGCCTCTGGAGCCTGTCGCGATCGGACGACGAAAAGATTTGGCTGGAAATGCAGCTGGCACGTGCGGTGCCGGAGTACGCGGAGTGGCTCGCTGCCCGCAAGAAGTAGTCAGCGGTGACAATCAACGTGTCCGCTTCGCTGTCGTTCACTTCCATGGAATAACGATGCACGCACATTTCATCGGTGGTCCGCATGCTGGAAAAATCCATCCCACGGATGGCAAGCCTGCGCGTGTCCTAGCGGATCACGAAGGCCCGTACCATGAATACCGTCTGGTCCGATGGCTGGATGTTGGCACCGAGCTGACTGATACGGCACAGCTGTACTACGTATGGGACGCGCTGGACGACGCTGCCGCGGATGCAGCGATCCTCGCGCATCAGCAGGCGCTGACCAGCGACTAGTCGTCGCTGTCCGGCGGCCTGTCTTTCTTGTCGTCGCGGTGTTCCAGTTCCAGCTGGGTGATGAAGCCGGAATCACCAAGGACTTGCTCGGCCTTGACGATGATCCAGTCGACCGCATCGATCTCCGGTTTGAAGCCACGCACGCTGACATGCATTTCCGGATAGAGATCCGCGCGACCGCGGGCGAGCGTGTAATTGAACGTCACCGTGCCGCGTAGCAGCCGCCGAAACTCGCTGCGCGCGGCGCGCATGGCGTTGCTCTTGGTGGCGTAGACCGTGCGTAGCGTCTTGACGCCCCTGCCGTCGTCGACGCCGACCAGCACGTCGCGGGTGTTGTTGCCGCCGCGGGTGTCGTCGTAGAACGCGCGGATGCCGCTGTACGCGTTTCGATCGGCGACGTGGTAGCGGTGCTGGTCACCGAGCGCGCGGGTCAGCACGACCTTGGGCAGCGGTTGGCCGGTGGCTGTCGTGCCCTGGCCAATCGGGCAGAAGATCAGCGCGCCGGCCTTGATGGTTGCCACGGCGTCGTACTGCTTGCCGAGCCGGGTGAGGAAGTTGACGTCGCTTTCGTTGGTCTGGTCGATATGGTCGATCGCCAGTGCTGCCAGATCTGGATGGCAGCGCGGGGTGAGCTTGTTGCGGCCGGCGAGCTGGTTGATGATCGCGCCGATGGTGGTGCCGGTGTAGCTCTGCTCGCGCTGCTGGCGCAGACCGCTGCGCAG